TGGAGTATTGTTGTTTGTTTCTTATAATTTCAGCGCAAAATTACTACTTTTTTTGCTAATAGCGTGACATTTCGCCTAACTTTTAGCACGTTCGCTTCGAAATGGGTATACAAAAAAGCAGTTGCTTACAAAGCAACTGCTTTTTTGTAGCGCGAGACAGGATTGAACTGTCGACCTCATGATTATGAATCATGCGCTCTAACCATCTGAGCTATCGCGCCATCTTTGTGCGCTTGCGAGCATCGTTATTTCTCGTTTGCGAGTGCAAAGGTACGACTTTTTCCCAATCTACCAAAACTTTCCGTCACTTTTTTTTAAAAAAAATATTGCAAGCATACATTTTTCCGTTTGTAAGGAAACATTCTTCTGTGGAGTCAATGATGACAACACATAAAAACTTTCCATTGAGCGGCATACTCACATTATCACTATACTTGTCTTTCCTTAGAGGTATACAAAGCATGCTGATTATCAGCAGTTTACAAATTATACGTGCGAAAATGCGTGCGAAATACGCGGTTATGGCTACTTGTTAAACAAGTCCATAGCCGTTTTTTTAGCTTCGTCCGCTATATCTATATAAGGCTGCATGCTCTTGTAATCAGAGTGCCCTGTCCATTTCATTACAACATTAGGAGCAATTCCTAGCATTAGCGCATTGCAGATAAAAGTGCGCCTACCGCTATGCGTTCCTACCATTTGCCATTTTTCCTTCGTTTCCTCATATTTCTTCCCTCCTATATAATAGGTGTCTGTCAAGAGTTCGTTGATTCCGCATTGACGGCACACCTCCTTGATATATACGTTCATATTCTGATTGGAGGTAACAGGGAGAGCCTTGTCTGTATCAATGTCCGCATAACGCTGTAAGATTGTGCGCGAGTAGTTGTTCAGCTCTATTGTAATCTTGTCATTTGTCTTTTGTGTCGTGATGTGGATAGCATCATCGTATATGTCTGTCTTCTTCAGCGCAGCGGCATCGGAATATCGTAAGGAAGTAAAGCAGCAGAAGCAAAATACGTCACGTGTACGCGAAAGATAAGGTTGCTCGAATGTATGGTTATATACATTCATTAGTTCTTCCCATGTAAGGAATACTACATTGCGGTTGGCACGCTTTAGACGCGTCTTGTGGGCAGTAAAGGAGATGTCTGCAAGTAAGCCCTTGGCTACGAGCCAACGGAAGAACCACTTCGACATTGAGATTTTCTTCTTGGTCGTTTCGTTCTGATGACCGAGGTTAGACTGGAAGACGGTAAACTTGTCAAGGGTATCAGGATTGATTTTGTCTATGCTCATATCTGCATCGAACATTTTCCACTCCTGCAATATCCTTTGATGATTCCGATATACGCTTTCACTCCAATTGCAGATGCTATTTTGTTCACGGATATATTTTTCGTAGAGTTCAAAGAAATTCTTCTTTGGTGCAGTTGCTTTCTCTCGCTTAAACTCTTTATCAAGCGCAGCCTTAAAATCCTCTATTGCAGGCGATTCCTTGAATGAGTTTGCGACTGATTGTATCGTCTCCTCATACCTCTGTATCTCTGCATTTATCTTTATTGCAGGTGTAAAGCTCTTTCCGTGCGTGGTGTTACGCTTGCACCGCTGCATAGTCATATCCCATTTACTCTTGTCAACATGGAATCCGAGCGAATAAGAGAATTTACGCTTGTTGTAAGTAATGAACACGCGGAGAGAGCCGCGCGCATCAACTGCAAATGTGTATACGTATTTCATTTTCTCTTAATTTAAAAAGCCCCACGGAAATCCATGAGGCTATTTTTTACTTGTTTCTAATATCGTCTATCGCCATTCCTATTAGGCTGATTAGTAGGCTTTGAACGCACCCAACAAGAGCCGCAATATAGAACTTCAGACCATCTCTGATAATGTTATCAATGATAAATAAAATTCCAATTACATTTGCGAGAGCTACGATAATGCAGACAATTTTTAGACCGCTCATCAAGTTATTGTTGTTTTCATTTAGAGTCCTTGGAGCGTTCCCTTTATGGATTGGATTGTTGTTTATTGTTTCCATATTGTTTTGTTATTTAACCGCCATAAGAATTTGCACCCTGTATATTCCGTGAATGTACTTAAAATCCACCTCAAACTTTTGATAGTCTGGATTGATTGAAACGCACACAACTTTTTCGGGCGATTCCGACGGCATGAGTTATTAATTAATCTCCCAGTCTTATAGAGTAAACTATCCTATACAATCGGATAACCCTCGTCTTGGCTATATTCTGCGTTTCAAAGGAGCTGTTCTCGTTGATTATCCTGCATTCGTAGTAATCTCCCCTATCATATATTCTTCGCAGAAGAAAGCCAAAGTCGTTGGTGTCTATTATCATGGAAGCACCTTGTATGATGTCAGAGCCGCGCTCCGTATGGGCGAGTGCGAGTACGTCACCCTCCTTATATAGAGGTTTCATTGCGTCTTGCCTTACCATGTAATAGAAGTCAAAATTATTATAAGGAGGAATGGCCGTCATGCTGTCAAGTTGCAGTGAATGGCCGTCAGTATTTAGAATCTTGTACACATCTATGTTAGGTTGCGAGGTCAGGTATTTAGGAACTATTGGTTTTGTGGGATGGTCTGTGCCTTTTTGCGCTTGTGTGTTCGTTATAATTTTATTGTTTCCTGTATTGCTGTTGCCTACAATATTGTTATTGCCAGTAATGTTCTGCGATGATGCTTGGCGAAGCATATCGCCCTCTCCTGTCAGCAGCCATGCCATGTTGAGGTCGGGGAATGCGGATTGGATTTTTTTTTGAGTTTTAGGTGCTATTGATTGGTCTATACTAGCAACAAATGAATTTGACAAGTTTGCGGAATCTTGAAAAGAACGAATGCTCATATTGTGATAGGCAATAAATTTTTTAAGTCTATCCTTAACTTCTGAATCGTGATACTTTGCCATACTTCTTTATTTTATGATAGGCTATGCCTATCAATTTTCTGATAATATTTTGCTATCTCAATGTTGCACAATAGTGCTTTGTTGTTTAATTAATGTTAAGGCATAGGCATTTCCTAGCACAATGCTTGCATTTGCTAGGCCTTACCTATATCTTTGCACTCGTAACGATAAAACAAACGTTACTTGTAACGCTAAATCTTGTCGCAAAGATAAGACAAAAACAAATACGTTGCAAACGTTCTTTGACTTATTTACATACGTACTTGCAAGATAGCAAGATGCACAACGATAAAAAGCTAAATACATGAGCGGTTGTAGCACAAGCAAGGCTTGCAAGAACACATAGACCATCGCCCATTTTGGGGGCAGCAAAGTGCGGTTGGTTCAAGTCCAACGATGGTCACAATCCTTTATTTACTTTTTTCAAATACTTTTCGTTGCTAGTTCGTGAGAATAGGCAACGTATGAGATGGATAGGTAGCTAAATGGATAGACTACGGGAAAGATACAACTAGAAGATACAATTTGGTTGTTGTCTTAGCCTAGGACATTACGAAGTTCGATTCTTCGCCATCTCACTCACTTTTAATACACACACAACATGAAACAGATTGAAACACTTCGCGAGCACAAAACAAACGAAACATGCCAAGTTTACTTCGACACAGAGAAGCAAGCTTGGCGCTGCTTCAAAAAGGCAAATCTCATCTTCAATTCTTAAATCATGAACACACTACTTAATCGCACATTAACAATTATTTGTCAAGGGGCAATATCCAACGACCTTGAAGAGGTAATTGAAGACCTCATTGACAACGAAGACTTATCAAAATCGACAACATTTAAAACTCGTGTAAAACACGATGGTGTATCCATTGTGGTTACAAGCTATTATGGTGAAGAATGGAGAGAATCATGGGATGAGGATTGGCACGACACAAGAGAGTTTCTTTACGCTTCGTATTCTGTTGTAGACATAGACATCGAAGAGAATAACAACGAAGAAGAACATCTTGTTGAGATTAATCCATGCGACATCGAAGATTACATCTATGAAAAGTTTAAGCTATGAGCAGCTACTTAACAAAACACATTCTAGAGCAGCTTGAAAAGGCTGCATCTACCACAAAAACGACCCAACCTACCACAGAACAAGCAAAATGGTGGCAAGAGGGTTACAATGCTGCAATGGAGCAAATTCGTTGGCAAATCAAAATATACGAAGATAGCCTATGAAATACATCGTTTTAATTGTCCTGTTAGTCCTAGGATTTGGTTATGCATGACAGAGTGACTACGAAGATAGCGTAATTGCCGAAATGAAGAACAATGGCGAATACTACCGCCTAACAGAAGAACACCCCAACTGGACAGAAAAACAAATCATTAAATACTACACTCAACATGAACAAGAAAGAAATTGAAGAAATTGCGGTTGCAGTAGCCGCAATAATAAAGGACGATAATAAAGAAATTCTCAACATTGAAGAAGCAGCAAAATTCTTAGGTGTATCTAAATCATGGATGTACCGATTAACCTCAGAAAAGAAAGTGCCTTATTATAGACCTTTCTCTAGCCGTCTTTATTTTAGGCGGTCAGAACTAGAAGCACTAATCTTCTCGAAACGTATTAACCCAAAGAAAAAATAAAGTGCATGTGGAGCAGCACGATAGCCATAGCTCCACGGGCGAGTAATCGTATGCACTCCTTCATGTTGTGTGGCGCACGCGGTTCGTGAGAATAGCGTGCGTATAGAGCCTTTAGCTCAGTTGGTTAGAGCAGCAGCGGACTCATAATCCGTTGGTCGTAGGTTCAAGTCCTACAAGGCTCACTTTATTCTAAATTCAAAAAGACATGGCAACAACAAAAGAGAAAAGACTCACCTTTATAGAAAAGGTAATATCAGTTCAAAGAGATTTGAAAGCCCCAAAATCTCAATACAATAAATTTGGAAAGTATTACTACCGCAATGCAGAAGATATTCTCAACTCTGCCAAACCTCTGCTTGCAGACAAAGGTCTTGTCCTAACTATCACAGATGAGATTGTTCTTATAGGCGCAAGATACTACGTAAAAGCCACTGCAACAATAACAGATGGTGAGCAAAGCATATCAACAAATGCCCTTGCGCGTGAGGACGAAACGCAAAAAGGCATGGCTGATAGCCAAGTGACAGGTTCTACATCGTCCTATGCACGCAAATACGCGCTAAATGGGCTATTCTGTATTGACGATACAAAAGACGCAGACGCACTAAACACACATGGCAATGAACAACAAGCAAAAAAATCAATCAACATTGAAAATAGGATAAATATTGCCTTACAAGAGATTACTTCGGCCAAAAGTAGGCAATCCCTTACCTCTGTTTGGAATAGTTACCAAGATTTACAAGGCAATGCAAAATTCGCAGAAGCCGTTGCAGAAGCCGCTAAAAAATTCCCTAAACAATGAAATTAGCACAAAGTGGTGTTGTGTTCGATAGCGTAGAACACACTTACGAATTGAATGGAATTAAGCTGAATGGAATTACTCACGTAATCAAAAACAGACTTTTCCCAGACGAATACACCAATGTTCCAGAATCCGTATTACAGAAAGCCGAAGAGAGAGGTAGCAAGGTACACTCCGCATTAGAGTTCTACGACTGCTACGATATAGAAACTCAATGCCCAGAGATGCAAGGCTATCTCGCAGAAATGGAAGAGCATCCGTTCTTGCGCTCTCACGAAGAAAGCGAATATCTTGTAACAGATGGTACGCAATACGCCAGTGCTATTGACAAGGTGTACTCCGATGGAGATAGCGTAATTTTGGCCGACATCAAAACAACTTTTAAGCTAAACACTGAATATGTTGCTTGGCAATTATCTGTATACAAGTACTTCTTCGGATTGCTCAACCCCGACATTAAAGTAAAGGCAGGCTATGCAATTTGGCTTCGCGGTGAAGAGCACAAGGTCGTAGAAATAAACTTCCATTCAGAAGACGAAGTAAAGAAGTTACTTTACACAGAAGAGCCTATGAACGTTACAACAGAGGCTATCAAAATTCCATTCGATGAAGAGCATCTTTTCCAATTAAAGAAAGAAGCTGACGAAGCAACATCTGCTTATGAAGAATATAAGCAGTATGTAGCTAGCGAGATGCTAAAAGGGAATCTTACCACTATAAAAGGTTCTAAGTTAATCGTAACACAACGTAAGGACACCGAAAGAATGTACTTCAATAGTAAGAAATTCAATGAAGAACATCCCGACTTGTTTAAGGCTTATCAAGAGCCAAAAACAATGAAAGGTGGACTTTCCATAAAGGTTTTGTAAAATGGAACAACAAACGTTTGTAACAGTTCCTCTTGAACAATGGAACAAGATGTTATCCCTCTTAGAGAGGGTTGAGGAACGACTAAAGCCCAAAGACGAATGGGTAAACACAAAACAAGCATGTAAAATCCTTGGGGTAACTCCCAACACTCTAAAAAGCTACAGAGACAAATTCCATATCCAATGCCATCAAGTAGGAAGAAATATCCTTATGCTTCGCTCTTCTTTGGATAATGTTATCAAAGAAAGAAGTTTATGAGAAAAGTAAACTATAAACAGAAAATATTCTTCACTTGGTTGTACGTTGTTTTCTGCATAGTCTTGTTTTACCTTTCTATAATCAGACCTATGATTGTCCATAAGTTAAAACAGGCTCAGCGAGAGAAGCCTTGGTATAGCAAAGAGAATAGCACCCGAAAGGAAAACCCAAGGGACACCATTTATGTAATAGTCAGCGAAAAAGCAAAATAGACTAGCACTTCCTCATCATCCATTGAATTTTAGTTTGGCAACATTATTCATCTAGACGGGGAAGTGCCTTTTTAAAACAAAAAACATGAATCAAGCAACATTTATAGGAAATCTTATCGCGCAGGCGGTACAGAAGCAGTCGCAAGGCGGCACGTGCTTCATTACATTCTCAATTGCAGTAAACCGCAAATACAAGGACAAAGAAGAAACGCTCTATATAGAGTGCATCAAGAATGGCGACAACGCCAACCTACTCCCCTACCTTCAGAAAGGCAAGAAGATTGCGGTGTCAGGGCGCGTAAGTTGCCACGCTTACTTAGACAAGAACAATCAACCAAGAGCATACCTAGACCTAGCCGTATTCGAGTTAGAATTACTTAGCTCATCCGATAGTTCATCCGACCAGACACAGACTTCACACACTCAGCAAAGCCCTCAAAATCCGTTCCCCTACAAATACTAGTAATGACGGATTGCCTTTCTAATGAAGTACGACCTATCAAACCAATTACATAGGCAACAAATTCGTGATAAGGTGAATGCGTTACTTTCAAAGCATAATGGGATAGTTGAAATCAAAGAAATAAAACCTCAACGTACCATGAAGCAGAATAGTTACCTACACCTTATCATCAATTTCTTTGCCGAAGAATATGGCGAGAATGCAGAATTTGTAAAAGAGCAATATTTCAAAATAGCTGCTAATAAGCCTATTTTCCTCAGAGAGAAAAACGACAAAATACTCGGAACAGTAACATTCATTCGTTAATCTAGCGACCTTGACAAAGAAGAGATGCAGCTTGCTATTGAAAGATTTCGCAATTGGTCTTCAATAAATGCAGGAATATATCTTCCGTCAGCAGACGAACAAAGATTATTACAACTTGCAGACATTGAAATCAGCAGAAATAAAGAATTTTTATGAACAAGATACAATCACTATGGCGCACACTTACAACAAAAAGCGCACAACAGAAAGAATCAGAGCGGAAAGAAATGCTCAACGAATACAAGGAACGAATCAATGTGAGAGAGTTCAACGGAAAGATGTACATCTCATTTGATGGCAACCCTCTCGTATGCACAGACAATCTTAGAGAGAACATCATAGACACACTTTCTGATGCTAGTGAAGCAGTAACAGAGTTCAAATGCCATACTATATAAAAAAATCAAAAAAGACTACCCAATCAACAAAATCTCCACTATCCACACTGGTAAGAAAACTTGACAATAAATTCTCTCTTTTCATCCGTTTAAGAGATAGTAGAGCTTTTGGTTATAGAGGGTTTAAGTGCATCTCTTGTGGGCAAATTAAACCATTTGAAAAGGCCGATTGCGGTCATTATTATAGCCGCAAACACATGGCCACAAGATTCGATGAAGACAATGCTCATGCAGAATGTAGTTCCTGCAACCGCTTTAGCGCAGACCATCTCATAGGTTATAGAGAAAATCTAGTAAAGAAGATTGGGCAAGAACGATTCGACATGCTTACATGGAAGCATAACCAATCAAAGCACTGGACTGAGTTTGAATTGAAAGAGTTGATAAAATATTACGATGCACTAATAAAGAAAATGAAAAGCGAATGAAAGTATCAATGACAATATCACAAAAGAAGCGTGCGCAGAAGCACAAGAAGATTATTGACCTCTACAAGGAAATTAGCGAAAGTAATCCCAATGCTTCAAGGTATTCTAAGTGGCGCACAATAGCTGCTAAGGTAGGTTATTCTATCAGCGGTGTAAGAAGCGTAACTGAAAAACTTGAAAGCTCATGTGCAATGGATGGATAAAGCTACATCGAAAGATTCTTGATTGGGAATGGTTCACCTCACCAAGAACCCTGCAACTTTTCATTTACTTGTTATTAAGAGCGAACAAAGAGGACAAAAAATGGCGTGGCATGATTATAAAAAGAGGTCAACTCGTCACATCGGTATCCTCCATTTGTGAAGATACAAAATTAAGTGCGCAACAAGTACGCACGTCACTCAATCGCCTAAAATCAACAAACGAAATAACAAGCAAATCAACAAACAAATTTACACTCGTAACTGTCTGTAAATATGAGAGTTACCAACTCAATAAAGAGGTCGAGCAACAAACAAATCAACAAGCACTTCAACAATCAGATAACAAACAGACAACAAACAAACAACAACAACTAAAGAATATAAGAAATAAAGAAGTTATTAAAGAAGATATATTCACTAACGTTCATATATCTAAGAAAGACGCGACCGAGGTCGCTCCTATCAAAACGATAGAAGAGCGTAAGGAATCTTTTAGAGAAAGCCTTCGGCAATACATCCCCATCTATGGCGAGCAGATGATTAGAGAGTTCTACGACTATTGGTCTGAATCCTCCGAGAATGCACGTAAGTTCCGCAAAGAGAAGCAAACCACATGGGACACATCAAAACGCTTAGCACGATGGCAAAAAAATCAAAGAAACTATGGAAATAACAACAGAGCTAGCGCAACAAGCACTCGCGAACAACGAGATGCAGAATGGCGAGCTTACGCAATGCAAAGGCTCTACAACTCTGACAACGAATCAGACGAGATTCCTTTCCCGATACGGGACGGCTGAAAAACTTATGTCTGTATTCCTCCCAGAGCATCAAGCCAATTTTGCTAGATACCCAACAAAGTGTTTAACTGGCGATTGTCCTACTATTGCAGATGTTAGAAACATTTGGGGCAGTAGATACGCTGAAATATGGCTAGCCAATCAGATACACAACCTCTCCGAATATGCAGGAACAAACCAAAAGCTAGAAACCCTACAAACGGAAGAAGTTGCAAGAATGGCAGCTCAGGAGTTCTACTACTTCAAACTTTCCGAATTTATGCTTTTCTTCGCTCACTTCAAGGTAGGACGATATGGAAAATTTTATGGCAATGTTGACCCCTTAGTAATCGTTGAAGCATTGCAGAAGTTCAAAATATGGCGAAATAGCACGCTAGACTACTTGCAAGAAGCCAAGCAACAAGAGGAAATCAACAAAAGGCCAATACACAATCCCGAATGTCTAACCTATACCGAGTGGCAAGAACTAAAGTGGTTGTTTAATATGGGGTACGAACGTGACAAAGACGGAAAAATCAAATGAAGAAAATTACATTCGTTTGGGCGAAATGCACGAAAGAGCAGAAGCAAAGAATCAAGGAACGTTTTAATATCCCCGACTACACCTCCGTAAATGGAGAATCTGAATGCGTTATTTCGGAAGAAGATTACTCTCTATTTTTGGAAACATGTAACCGCGGTTTTATCAAAATTAGAAACAAGTGACCATCATAATACAGAAATATCCTCAAAAATGCCGTTTATTTTAGTTCTAAGAGAAGAAAAGTTTGTTCGTGTATAAGTTATCGCATTTATAAAAATAAGCCGTTACATGCAAAATTTACGAATAACGAAAGCAAGATTCATCGGATGGACGAGAACACACGATAAGGTAGCACTAGTTCAGAAATATCACCTAAAGGATTTTTGCAACACGATAACTACGTTCGCTGGTAGATGCTTCGCAAAGGATAAGCGCACTCAAATGGGGAATACTACACCTTATGTTTTGATAGAATATGAATAAAAAAATGACAATCATCAATGGCTCTGACGGAATTGCAAGAACATTAAAAGCAAATTACTACAAAATGAGTGCAACGAACATCCTAGAAAGAGATAGAAACAATTTTAAAGCAATGGGTGTACTTATCGAATATGAAACTAAGAATAACTAGCAGTACTCCTCCTAGAAAATCAACAGGAGGGGAAAATCAAATATATGGAATATGTGTAATTGATTGCAGTTGCGCATCAACGATTACTACTAGATACGGAGCAATGACTACGACCAATCTCATAGGCTCTGGACATTTCCAAATGACCGCAATACTTATAGAATATGAATACCAAGAATAAAAATCTAGAACAGATGATATTGAATGGTTGGAGACCTTCTTTTCATGGAGAGTGCCTTGACTGCTACAACAAAAGGTCAACAGGAAAGATAACAAGCACAATACTCACAGGTATCTCCTACCGAAATATGCACTACGTTGTTATAGAGGTTAAGTTATGATTGCTAAAATATACCCAAACAAACACCCCGACTTAAAAACTTCTCATCCAGTAAAATATTTCGACATTAGAAAATTTACAGAACGAGAATGTCTTAGGTTAATGGACGTTTCAGAAACAGACATTTCGATATTGACAAATTCCCCCAAATTGTCAAAGTCCTCAATATACATAATGGCAGGTAATTCTATTGTCGTTAGCTGCATTTACAACATCTTCAAGAATATATATGAGGGGGACGAAGATTCTCACGAACGTGGATTATTTACAACTCCTACTTTCAAATACCCCCCCATCTCAAATAAATATGGTCACGCTATGCTCTGGCTACGATTCACAAGTTATGGCAATGGAAAGGCTAGTTAGTGACTTACGAAGCAAAGGTGTGAATACTTCATTAAACCTTGCTGCTTGGAGCGAATTTGACCCTGATAGTAAGAAGCAAATCAACGAGCAACCTGCGGTGATTGCACATAATCTACTTTATCCACAATGGAGGGAACGAAATTTAGGAGATATGACCAAGATAAATTGGGAAGAAGTAGTCTCTACAAATATGGTAAGAAATATTGACATATTAACCTACTCTACCCCGTGCCAATCTATTTCACAAAGTGGAAAGAGAGAGGGTCTAAAAAAAGGTAGCGGAACACGCTCGTCAATTTTGTGGAATACAGAAGCTGCTATAAGAGCATTAAAGCCCAAATTTCTTCTTCAAGAAAATGTAAAAGCACTCTGCAACAAACGAAACTTACCTGATTTTCTAGAATGGCAAAAAGTATGTAACGACTTAGGGTATGATAACTATTGGCAGGTAATGAATGCTAAAGATTATGGAATGGCACAAAACAGAGAAAGAGTTTTCATGTTGAGCGTTAGAAGAGATTTGGGATTACCTGCATACACATTTCCTAAACCTCAAATGTTACAAAAGGATGTTTGTGACTACTTAGATGATATAGACGATAAAAGCTACTTCCTTAGTGCAAACAATGTCGTTAAGTTTCTACAAATCAACGAAACAGAAACTAATGGGAATTTTATCTACGTGGAAACAGACCACAAATTAACACAAGAAGAAATCACTAAATACAGAAATAAATATGGCAAGAGCAATTTATCCTAAACTGCATGGTAGTCAATTTGCGCCAAGACTAGGAAAGCCACTATGGAGCGCTTTGTCTGTAATGAAAGACAAGTTGGAAAAGGCAGAGAAATTGAGCTACATTGAGAGTACCCACGAAAGCAAGCTCTTCGGTTATGTATTCTACTCTAACGTTATCCGAAAGGAATTTGCTAACGAAAGAGTAAGAAGCGCACTAGTAACTCTTTCGCAGACCAAGTACTATAAGCAAAAAGTGAAGCAGCACGCAAAAGATGTGCAGCGGAAGATAGCCGCATGGGATAGCGAAATAGCACTAGCGTTGCAATCAAACGAAAGTAACCTTGAACGCTATGATTTATTGTCAGAGGTCACAAACGAAGATATGGGCTACTTGTTCACTCCTTTCAAGTTCACCACAATGCAAGTACTTACTGCCAATGGGTACAAGGAATCGGGACTAATTGCTGACCTCGTATGTAGCATGGCTCTTCTTGAATACGCTAACAATCAGCTATGCAAGGACGTAGGTGCTAAAATCATGGAATGTCCTGCATTAGAGAAGTTATCAGCAATGTACGCTGAATCCACTCAAAAGGCACTCCAAAAGGTGATTGACGAATTGAATAAAGCTATCAATCCAAAACTACCTGATGTTAATATCAACGAAGATAAAAACGTATGCCTATCGGCAGATAATCTATTTAACAATCTACAATCGTTCAATCGAATGCGAGAGATTATTTCTAAGACTTTCGAGATGGGCGAGGAAGAAGAAAAACAAAACCTCAATGAAGCAGAGTTACAGAATCAAGAAATGCGTAATTGCTAACCACAATACGCTAATCACATCAATGCAGGACGAAGAAATTAAGCATCATGATGTGTATCACGTGCAGAAGCGATTTTTAGGCTTCCTATGGATAAATATAAAATCCTTCGAGGATAGTGAAAACGATTGGTGGGCTTGGGCTTGCGCTCAAAACTTACTAGATAAGTTAAACGAAGAAGATTAAACAACGATGATAGAGAAAAGAACAATCGTAAAGTTCGTATTAACGATTGTGATAGTAGTGTTTGTGCTAGTAGTAGTTTCTGACTACTATGTCTACCTAAATGGTAAGAATAATGGCTATGATAAGGGCTTCGAGGATGGGCACAAAAGAGGAGTTTTAGACGAGCGTCTAAGAGTTTTGGATGAAAAGTATGAAAGACTAACAAAAGAAATCGAAAAATAATTGGAATCATGATGATAGTGAATATAACAATCGTAATGTTCGTTTTGGTATTTGCCTGCGTTATCTTCTATGGCTATGGCTACCGAATTGGAGAGAACAATGGAAATAAAGAGGGCTACAAGAGTGGTCACGATGTAGGTCAAGCGTTGGGCTATGATAAAGGCTTCGAGGATGGTCACAAGAAAGGACTTGATGAGGGCTTCGAGGATGGCAAGCGTTACGCTGCTATTCAAGGTCATAACGAACGAGTTCTGAAGGATATGGGTATTCTGCCCGATAGCGAGAAGAACAATGAGAAAGGCAAACTATAGTATCATGCTGAATGCGAAGTCTGACGAAGACGGTGTCTACGTACAGACGACCTTCTTTAAAAATGGAGAGAACATTAGTGTGTACAAGTTGGATTATGACGACCTTGAAGCGTTAATAGGCGCATCAGCCAAGCTTCAAGAAGATTTGTTCGACTTATACTATGATAAGAAAGAGATTGACAGATTCAACGAGGAAAACAAATGAAGAAATTTACATTCGATGTGATGGTGGGCGACCGCTACTATGGCAGCGTGACAATGGAATACAACCCCTTGTGGCCTATCCAAGATACGGAAATGCGAAAAGCTACGCTGACGAAGTTCCCAACTTTGAGGAATGTTCCTTTTAGATTTGCATGGTAAGATGACAAAGCTAATTCATATTAACGTATACAATGCAGATGTCCTTGTTCATTTTGGAACAGAAGAATCTCTCATCAAATACATGAAGGATAATGGATTTACATCGTATGTTGATGAAGTTAAAGATATTCTCAGTCAAGATAAAGCTGTGATTCTTGCCGAGACTTTTATGTTGGAAACTGGCCAAACGATAATGTGGTTTTCTGAAAAGAAGCCCAATATAGGCTTGGTTGCACATGAAGTATTCCATGCGGTATACAACCTATTAGAAAGAATAGGCATACGCTTATCATCTGATAGTGAAGAAGCATATGCCTATTTAACTCAGTTCCTAATAAAGGAAATTACAAATAACTAACCCTTAGGACGATGTTCCGTGACAGTCGTTGAAGGATGTGATTTTACATAGCTTGACGACACGAAGCGTCCAGTCTTAGCACTACGATTGATTGTAATTGTGGCTTTCTTCGCCATAATAAAAACGTTTTTATAAAGTTCTGTGACAAAATTGTCAAACTTTAAAAAGCAAATATAGTGCCAAGGTGAGGTAATATTAATATTAAATGACAAAAGAAGAACGTGTACAACTCTACACAAGGCGCAAGGCAGATGGAACGTTAGTATTCCCTCGCACAGTCAAGGCGCACATAAAAGAGATACTGATAATTAACCCCTATGCTCTAAGTGCGGAGGATATGGTTACGCTTTACAGATTATGAAGAAGAGACTAGCGAAGAAGATATTCTGCGTCAGTACTAATTATTGGCGCATAAGGAGGGTTTACTTCGATATATATATGCAAGGAGACCACAAAATCTATAAAGCGATTAGGATTTTAAACAAAACACATAAAAAAAACATGGTGAAGATTAAAGTAAAAAAACTGCACCCCAATGCGGTGCTCCCCAAAATGATGACAGATGGAGCAATAGGCTTCGACCTTACGGCAACAAGCATTCTATCAGAAACACAAGATACTACCATCTACGGCACAGGCCTTGCCTTTGAAATTCCTAAAGGCTACGGAATGTTTATCTTCCCTCGCTCATCGTGCTACAAGCATCATGCAATGATGGCTAATAGCGTAGCAGTGATAGACAATGATTACCGAGGTGAAGTAAGGGTTCTCATCAACGATTATGGCGACCTATGTAGCTACGATATTGGCGACCGAGTAGCACAAGCAGTTATACTCCCTATACCAGAAGTGGAATATGAGGAAGTAGATGCTTTAAGCGAGACGAAGCGCGGAAGTGGCGGACTTGGAAGTACAGGAGTACGAGAGAATAAATAAACAATAATCACAGTTGCCAGAAGAAGTGGTGACAACAACAAAAAAAACAAATAAAGAAATGGAAACAAACATTGGAAAGAAGGTAATTATACGTGGCGACCGCAGCGGAGTAGAGTTTGGAACACTTGTAGCGCACCAAGGCCAAGAAGTAACGCTTCACAATGCACGTAGAATTTGGTACTGGGCTGGAGCAGCGTCCCTCTCTCAGCTCGCCACAGATGGCACGTCGAAACCCGAAGAATGCAAGTTTACCGTCAGGGTACAAAGCATTACCATTCTTGATGCCATAGAAATCATTCCTTGCTCTGACAAAGCAATCAAATCAATAGAAGGAGTGGAGGAATGGAAACTTTAGATACTCGCATCAAAGCATTTCTGAGCAAAACCTATGGCGATGGCTTTGGTGGTGGCTCTGGTGGTGTATTTGGTTATGGCGAAGGCGATGGTTCAGGATGTGGCTCTGCCGATTCTCGTGGCGACAGTCGTTGTCTTTACGGTGTCTCTGGTAATTGCGACTCCTATGGCTATGGCGAAGGCGTTGGTTATGGCAATGGTTACGGATCTGAATATGGCGAGGGTTGTGGATGTGGCTCTATTACAGGCTGTTACATAAAGGAACTGAATGGAAACAAGGTTTATTCCGTAGATGACATTCAAACGATTATCACATCAATTCACGGCAACATCGCACAAGGTTTTTTACTACATAGCGATCTTACCTTGCATCCTTGCTACATTGTCAAGGAACAAAATCATTTCTCGCATGGTGAAACATTGCATGATGCCTTCTCTTCTCTGCAAGAAAAACTCTATGACGATAGCACAGAGGAAGAAAGAATAGAAGCGTTTGTAAAGAAATTCCCCGACTACGACACGCCCTATTCCAATCGCGACCTTTTCACTTATCACCACGTCCTCACTGGCTCATGCCTAATGGGAAGAGAGTTTTTTTGCGATGATAAGGGTATAAATCTTGATGGCAGCACCACAGTTCGCGAGTTCGTATCTCTGACAAAGGATAGTTATGTCTCAGAAATTATTCGTAGGCTTCCACAGGCTTATGGAGTGGACGAGGTAGATGAATGATTCTCTAATATTAAAAAACAATGAAACAAAAATATAGATTGACAGACGAAACCATCGAATATGGTGGTGTAACGTTATATAGAATCGAAGCTCTTAGAGAATTTGGTAATGTGAGAGCTGGTGATAAAGGAGGATTTGTGCAGTCAGAACTTAACCTTTCGCAAGAAGGAGATTGCTGGATTTATGGCAAAGCTAGGGTCTTTGGCGAAGCTTGGGTCTTTGGCGAAGCTAGGGTCTTTGGCGAAGCTTGGGTCTTTGGCGAAGCTAGGGTCTTTGACGAAGCTAGGGTCTTTGGCGATGTAGAGGTCTATGGCAAAGCTAGGGTCTTTGACAAAGCAGAGGTCTTTAACGAAGCTAGGGTCTTTGGCGAAGCTTGGGTCTTTGGCGAAGCTAGGGTCTTTGACAAAGCAGAGGTCAGTGGCAAAGCTAGGGTCTTTGACAAAGCAGAGGTCTATGACGAAGCTTGGGTCTTTGGCGAAGCTAGGGTCTTTGACAAAGCAGAGGTCTTTGGCGATGTAGAGGTCTATGGTGATGCCATGATAGCTGACATAGCAAAAGTTTGCGGCGATGTAAGAATCTATGGAAACGCAGAAATCTTTGGCGATGCTATAATTAAATCAATACGAGATTATATAGTATTTAAGAATTGGTGGAGTAGTGGGCGCTATTTTACTTGGACTAGAAACAACAACATGTGGAAAGTTGGTTGTTTTTATGGTACTGGCGAAGAACTCATAACCAAAGCATTTTTGGATAGCAGAGAGAGTGGAATCGCATATAGACGAGTAGTAAGATATGTTAATAGTATTCTTACAAACAAATAAAAATTAAAAAATATGGAAATAGAAATCACATCGTATATTGAAGATATAGACATTCTCCAATCTGTTTCGGAACGCGAACAATCAGAAGTGCTTGAAAATATATTTTATGAGTGCACAGACGAATCACAACAGAGATTTATTAGTGGTCTCGATGATTCTTACCTTGTTGAAGAATTAGAAAGAAGAGGATATACAATCAAAAAAAATAAAAAATGAATATAGCAGAAATATTAAAAGATTATCCAAGTGGCACAAGACTATATAGCCCAATATATGGTGAATTAAGCTTAGTGAGTGTTTACTCGCATTATGATATTTATCCTATATGTTGTCGTATATTAAAGAGTGGGGACAAAGTGAGTTACACAGAAGATGGCAAATATAACATAACAAATGCAGAACCTACACTTTTCCCATCCAAGACACAACGCGATTGGAGCAAGTTTGAAGTGCCTGGCCAAGAAACTAAAACTCAATTCAAGCCATTTGATAAGGTGCTTGTACGAGATAATGACGAATGTGATTGGGTTTGCAACATATTCAGTCACATGGATAGTGACAATGAATATGTCTGCCTTTACATGAGGTGGAAACAGTGCATCCCCTACGAGGGAAACGAACATCTTTTAGAAACACCAAACCATAAGAAAACAATGAAAAAATAATATTAGATTGTGAATATGTTCAAGGTTATCTAAGAGGAGGTCATTTTGAACTTGAATTAAATAATAAAGATTATAAAACTTTTCAAAGTCTACCCAAAGAAGATCAACTTGATTGGATTAAAGATGGGAAGTTAATTATAGATTCATATTCTGTTGATGATTATGAGACACAAAAAAATTTTATAGTTTTAGATAATAAAACTAATTGATAAAGATATTTTACTTACCAATTAAAAAATTAAGTAATTATGGAAACAATAGAAATAAAACCTATGACATCTTTAGAAGACGCAGTCAAGAAAGTTCTTGAAATAGCAGAACAAACAAATAGGCCTATACTTGCTAAGTTTAATGGTTTTCTTATCAATTCAGAGTATGGTTATGACAAGAATATTTCTTTGTATTTTGCATACAAATCACAACCAGATAATAACAATAACATTAACTGGGAACGACGTAGATACGAGATAGCAAAAGAAATTCTACATGATTGCATAGAATACTTTGATGATATTGGAAGCCTTTTAGACGAAGACAAAAGAGTTGAGTCTTCTACTGAACTCGCTATTAAATATGCAGATGTACTTATCAATAAATTAAAACTACGTCATTATTCATGATTAAAGCATAAAACTGAGAAATGGAGGTCTAGTAAAATTCTGAGAATTCAAACTTAAAAATATAAGAAGAATGGTACAAACAAAATATAAACGCATCCCCTTTAACATCGAATTAGCAAAGAAAATCGCAAAAGGAGAAATGAAAGGAAGAATTACAACATTAGATGGACGAGAAGCCCGAATCGTGTGTTGGGACAAGAAACCGATTGAAGAATATCCTATTGTAATACTTGCCACAAATGATTGTGGAAGTGAAATGCTGTACACTTGCACAGAAGAAGGCTTGGTAATAAGTTGCCCGAGTTACAAAAGTTGTTGTAATCTCATTTTAGAGATACCTACTTATCATAAAGACTACTCCAATTTTATCCCACAGAAGAATCAGCTTTGTCTAGTGAGAGACAAAGCACCTTCCAAATGGGACGTTGCAGTTTGCGCTGGAAAGGATAAAAACACAGGCAAAATATTATTTTACAATGAATATGGTGGCACTTACTCATGGGAACAAATACTTCCTTACTCCAAGATTACCTCTTGTTTGATAGGAACGAATAAGAGCTACGAGCAACTTTGTGAAGAGCTTGACCAAAAAAAGGAAAAGAAATTGTAAAACATATTGCCCCACCGCTATGGTGGGGTGACTAAAACAACGAACATGGGAAAACGAAAATACACTCTATTTGAAATACTTTGGCACGACACAGAAGAAGAGCCAATCCCCAATAGACCTATTCTCGTAGAGAAGAAAGACCTTCATGGGAGCGTCTTTAGTGTAGACGCTAATCAAGGTCGGTGGAATCAAGGTCGGTGGGAAGAACACCGCAGGATAAACAACATCATTCGATGGCTATACATCGAAGATTTATTACCCTATGAATAATGAAACAGAAATATTTATTTGCTGCATTCGCATTCCTGATAGTAACGGAAATAGCAGTAATTATCTACAATGAACACAAGGCAGAGAAACGTCCTTATATCGTTGTAAGAGCAAATTGTAACGACACGCTGAAAATCGAAGCAGATTCTTTCCGTATCTCAACAAGAGAGGGAAAGGCTTACTTCATCAAGAATGGCAATGCTTTCGTAGGAGTAGATTCAATCAACCACATTTACAGAGATAGGAACTATGAGTAAACAAGGGTTCGCATCTTTCTTAAAGGCTTATGGCTTCGAGGAAAAAACCATCGAAAAATACATGAAAGAGCCATACGAATTAGCTAACGAGATGGTAAACTCAATGAGTTGCCACGATTGTACAGATTACCACACATGTAACCCAAGGCAAGCCGAAACATGCAGAAAAGCATTTTGTAAAGGCTTTGTCGCGGGCTACGAAAAGCGCAAATAACATGGATATTATCATCATTATCTGTATCGGTATTCTAACATTCTCAATAATCAGAGACCTAAACAAAAAAGACAAATGACCAAAAAGAAATTATTCGTTTCCTTTCCTGCAATAAACAGAGAGGAGCATTACATGAAGAAAATTGTAGCTTCCGTTAAGGAACTTGGAATTGCGAAAGACTACATAGTCCTTTCTCCTCTCAATACAATTGCCAAGTATGGAGATGAAGAATACGAAGAAGCTGTTGCTCACGACCTCGCAGTGATGCTACAATGTGATGCTCTGTACTTCACAAAAGATTGTGACAAATCAAAGCATTGTCTCATCCAAAAATAAGTGGCAAGAATTTACAATATACCTATCCTAAAGCAAATCAAATGACAATCAAACAAGTTATTCATTCGCTCCACCTTCACCAGAAGTGGCGCAGAGGTGCAATCAACTCCCCCATGCTGACCCCCAAAGAATTAGGAGAAGCACTTGACGAAGCTATAAGATTGCTAAGAGAATATGCAAAAACAAAAAACAAAACTATTCTATGAGCAAAGACTGGACTGGAGGCTCTAACTCAACCTTTAAATGTTTAGGCGCAAATACACATTGCTTACAAGAAAGAGAAGAACACGACTATTACGCAACAGACCCATCAGCAATTGATAAACTTTTCAACTGCAAAAGTTTTAAAATTCCATCATACGTATGGGAATGTGCTTGTGGCGAAGGACATCTAGCGAAAAGATTAAGCGAATTAGGATGTGGTGTGTATGCTTCAGATTTAATTAACAGAGGATTCGGAGCTTGTGGTGTTGACTTCTTGAAAACAAAAGAGACACCATTTTCGGGTGTAGAATGCTGCATAATGACAAATCCTCCATATAAATTTGCTGATAGCTTCATATTGCACGCTCTTGGATTACTAAAAGACGGAGAACGCGCCATATTCTTTCTTAAAACGCAATCTCTAGAAGGAGTGAATAGATATAAGAATATTTTCAAATATTATCCTCCTAAGAATATATATCAATTTATAGGACGTATGGTATGCGCAAAAAACGGAGACTTTGAAAGAATAAAAAAAATCGGGAGTGCAGTAAGTTACGCTTGGTTTGAGTTTGTTAAAGGATTTAGTGGCGCTCCTAGTGTTTATTGGATATAAATTATGAAAAAGTATAAAAGCAAAACTCCATGCACAGAGTGCGAACGTTTTATCAAAGGCGCATGTAGCAAGGATTTTTCCTTATCGTATTCAATTGAATGTGAATCTTTTAAAGTAATAAAGAAATGAATGTAAAAAAAATCATACAAAATTCGGAGACTTTTGATATTCGTTTTATTAGATTTAAAGCATTGTGTGCATTAACGACAATTTCTCATTTACAGAAAAATTCAAAAGAATCGCAAATACTAGAATCTATAAACGAAGTTAGCGAATTATGCTCTGACATATTATCACTTACGAATTACGTTAAGACTGTTCAGAATCTAGCGGATGAAATGTATTCAGAGACTTCTCATACATAACGATTCTACTATAATAGGCAAAGGCAAGCACCACTAAAATGTGTGGTACTTGCCTTTATTTTCAAAAGCTCCTCATATATAGCCAAATCTTATTACAAGGAGCATCCTCGTCCTCGAAGAAGAAAGCATAAGCAGTCTCTATGATTAGTTCTGTCGTTAGCGTTTTATTCAAGTCTGCATAAGCAGCATTGAACGCTACATACTTATCGTAGTCTGTTACGCACTCTTTAAACTGTAATTTACTAGTGGCTTCAAGAACTTGTTCTAGCGTCCAGTGTGCGCCATGATGTTCTACTCCATCCTTAGAGGTATAGTAAATTCTCTTCACCGCCTCTTCTGCGCTCTCCTTATCGAAGTGCTTGCACTCCTCTTTCTTTCCTATCGTTACGTATATCCTCATTTTTTAAACTCATTTATAAAATCCTTCACTATACTGCTAAGGCTCTTCACCTCGTTCTCTATCCCCTCAATACGCTTTTCTTGCGCACGTTTTTCGGCAAAGGAAGGATTAAGTTCCTCCATCAACTGGCTACAATTTGTAACCGTTTGCTTGTGCCTTTCCACCTGTGACAATGCCTCCTCGCTTGCAACCTTAAGTGCTTCCACCTCTCTAAGTATTCCTTCTTTGTCTGTTGAAAGCACAAGATTGCCTGCATAGGTAATAGTAGATGTTTCGGGAATTGTATAGGTCTTTGTTGCTCCTTCCGCTTCAATGGTAATATCCACCACCATGCCAGTAGGTTGTGTTCCATAAGTTGCACCTACCTGATTGTTGTAGCGAGGAACGGCAACACTTACCACCTTGCCTTGATAGAATCTTACGCTATCCTTGTCAAGGAAGTAGATTGGATAGCCTGTCTTTATATCTTTGAATAGCATATTAAAAAGAAATAGCGACATCCCTTGATTTTGGGTTGTCGCTATCTTGATAGTAATAAGCAAAAATTACTGCTTTATAGTCTTTCGCTTTCCGAGTAATGCGTATATGATAAGAGCTATCGTTCCACCTGCAAACATAGAGCCAGCTATATTATAACCTCTTTCTAGAAGCCATATAGTAGCTAAAATAGCCCCTACTGCAAGTAGGAAAGCAAAAATCAATGCTAAAATATCGTATATCTGTCGAAACTTTAAATCCTTCTCAGCCAATCTGATATTCCCGTCATTAAACCTAAGCCTTGCATTTTGCTCATTCTCGACACGCTGCATAATCCAAGGTATAATATCCTTAGATATGTTCTGATACTTGGATAATTCTTCAGCAGAAGGAAGATAGTTATCATCAACAATAGTATTTCTTACTGCCGATAATTTGCCCTCACTATTTTCTCGTATTTGAGTTTGTTCAGCCTTCTTTGCCATACCACTTTATTTTAGCTTCATTCATAGCAGAGCGCATATCCGAACCTACTCTTCGGAAATCGTCCCTAATGTTTTCGACATCGTGAGAACTTCCACGATAAACTGGTATAAAGGCTTCACTTGTACCTTTTCGCCTAAATGTTCCTTTTAAAGTGATACTTCTCATATTTAATTGTTTTTGTTATGTGCAAATATACCAATATAAACCAATACGATGCAAGTTAAAATGGAAAAATTACCACAAATTGCCACAACCCATGATGTCAAAGAACGCTTTTGTTTGTTACTAAGCACGTGGAACATAAAGCCCCACGTGCATTTTTGATTACTTACTCCTACGTGACTTTTTCGACCTTTTTGCTGGCGTCAGCAAATTGATCTGAAACTCTTCGGGCTTCGCCACATAGGTCTTACCACTTCTTCAAGTTGTTGCAGTTGTGGTCTTACCAAGTGCCGCAATCAAGGCTGCTGTCTGGCTTTGTTGTGATAATTCCAAACGTGCATCTTGATACTTGCGGTCAATGTCAGCATACCAATGGTTGTTCAAGGCATCAATTATACGCTGTGTGTTGTCCTGACCTGCGCGTATAACATCGCACTTGTCCTGCGACATCTGATAGCCAACCGAGCTAAATCCGCGCTCCACCGATGAGTTTACAAAATTGAGGCTCTGCTGCAAGGAGTTGGTCTGTCCTTGTATTGCGAGCTGATTCTCATAGCCCATCTTGGTGATGTTGTTCTGCGTGTTGCAGCAGCAATTTTGTATTGCTTGAATTACAGCTGCATTACCTCTCTCCGCTGCGTTGATTACGCGCTCTGCCGAAAATCCTACCTGTCCGCTTACATTGTCAATAGCGGAGCGAACTGCACACACGCCCTGCTGCAACTGGTTGAAGTCGCAATTAAGGTTTGCGCCCAACGTGGTCAACGCATCGTTATTGCCCTTGATTGCCTGCATCAGCAAGTCGGAGTTGTGGTTGTCGGCCATCTGTGAGCGCAACGACTGAATTTGACCCTGTATCTCGGCATCTTGCAGACCATTGCGGTTGTTGCCGAAGCCGAAGCCATTGCCACCGAACATGGCAAGGAAAATAAGATACAAAAACGGATTGTTAAGCCATTGGTTTGCACCTCCAAGGCCACCATTCATCATTGCAGCCAAGGCCATGGGGTCATTGCCCTTGTTGTTCGCCATTGCCGCATAAGCAAGCGCATCATTACCTCTGTCGCAACAGATTACTTTTTCAACTTCACTCATAATAATAGTGTTTTTTTAGTTAGTCGGGAACTATTTCCCGATACCGCAAAGGTGAGAAGAAGCAGTTTGTAAGTTATTTGTTACTTTTGTAAGTTGTTTGTTTTTTTCTTGTGAAAAATTTGGTAGGGTGAAACGTAATTTCTATCATTGCAACGTCCTAAAGCTGGAATTGAAATACAAATAAAATTTCTACTATCGTAGATATTAATCGAACCTTTTGGGACGGGCGAGCATTGGTTTCAATGCTCGTTTTTTTGTTAAAATGTGGTTGATTGTTGACTTGTGTTGATTTAGATTGTATCTTTGCAGCAGAATAATAACACTCTAACTCAATCATCATGGGAAGCGTTTCTAGATATAGAAATTCCATCCTTTATGGAATTGGAAGTTTGCTCAATATTAGAGGTTTTTGCTCTTTTAATAAGGAAGCTTATCTTAAAGGCAATGTGGAAGAAGATATGAGCAAAGATTGGCGTCAAGTTGGTGACGGCATTCGTAAATCAATGCAGTAAACATTCTTAACCAAAACTCTATAGCATATGAATAGCTTTGAAAAGAGACATCTAACAGAAATAGTTCTATATATTCTAAACAAGACGAATGGCTTAGATTACTATCACGTTTTCAAAGTCCTATACTTTGCAAACCTTTCTATGCTCGCGAAATGGGGTATGCCGATGGTACAAGATACTTTCTGTGCTCTTCCAGATGGGCCAGTACCTTCATCTTTGTATGATTGTATTAAGGGTGACTATAGGCGAGATGGAGAACTTTCCGAAATGCTAAGCGAATGCGTACGATTTGGGACAGAAGATGCGTCCTACATCCTTGTGGCAAAGAGAGAGGCTGACATCGATTATATCTCTCAAGCTGAACAAGAAGAACTTGACAAGTCTATCGAAGAAAATGCTAAGATGCCCTATGGACAGCTAAGAGCAAAATCTCATGGGACTGAATGGGAGCGCGCGTACAATTCTAGTGGACGAAAGGAAATGGATATTATAGGTATGGTAAGAGATGTCAACAATGACGAAGACCTGATATCTTATATTAAAGAAAATCTTGAACTAGATAAAGCACTCGCGTAATGGATGGACTACAAATAGGCGATGTTCATTATGTGTCAATGGACGAGAGCAATGGAATAACACCGAAAGATGGATATGCAACAAGAAACAAGTTCTTCATTATTCTCGGTTTTGATGGGAGAGGAAATGCAGTAGGAGGAGTTGTAATCAATTCAAGGGTAAATTCCAGAATGGGATATCTATTTACAGATTACCTTATGCCAATATCTACAGAGCAATGTCCGTGTTTGGCTCACAATTCCTTTGTTAACTGCACAAAAATAAAATCCATAGAAGTGATTAAGTTGAATCAAGATACATACCAATGCTCTTTAGAAGATGAACTCGTTCAAACGATAAAAAGAACACTCATTGAGAGTCCAACGACCAACCATGCGAGAAACAGAGAGTTTGGTTTGGAATAATATCTATAGCGAGAGGCAGTGCCCCTCGCTTTTTTAGACACAATAAAAGCAGCCCTTGCGAGCTGCTTTATAAATTAAAGTCCTTTTAAGAAATTTGGATAATATCCTCTTTAAGATAGGAAGAAATCTTTGCAATAGTAGACAAGGTAAAGTTGTGTGTTCCGCTGAGCCATCTTGAAACCTCAGCTTCAGAACGCCCTATACCTTTTGCAAATTCCTTCTGCGTCATCCCTCTTTCCTTCAAAATGTCTGCTATCTTATCAGATACAGACATTGATAGACATACTTGCCTATTGATATTGTCTGGAATCCGATTAACAGCATCCACAAAGAACTTCTGAGCTTTCATATTTTATGTCTTATTTATAGCGCAAAGGTAAGAAAAAAAAATCTACACAATTTACTTTATAAGGTAATTTTCTTTTGCAAATTCTGCACAACCTCCTCCCTCATAATCCGTGCCGCTAGCCCTTGCAGTCTGTGCCTAGCACTATTCTTCAACGAGTTCACCATCTGTTGGCTCATTCCGCTTAGCACAACGATGTCTGTCTCGGTAAAGCCTATCTGCATAAGCACGTCTACAAGTACCACTCGAGCAATAACGCACTTTTCCGCACGACAATTAGCGAGTTGACCACGTGTAAGGCCACTCGCATTTAGAACCGCTTCCACGGCTCTCTGATAAATTTCTTTTAATTCGTTCATTTTTGATTGTTTTTTGGAATAAAAAAAATAAAAGCATAAAAGCGCAAAGCAGCCCACTGGCCACTTCACGCTTGGAATCCAAAAACAATCTACTTACCTTTCGAATAAATGTACCTATATATGGTCACAACAAGGGCTATCAAGAATGCGAATGAGATAATCGTAACGAGTGCCTTCCTTCGCGAAGCAATCTTAATTTCGCTCTTCACAGATTCTTGCTTATTCGCTACGCTTCGCTGAGATTCATTCTTCTTCTGCGCCCTATTCGTTACGTGATGAGAAGAGGAGAGCGCATCCTTATTATGATACACTCCTCTATCCCGATACACGACCTTGCTAAGCACCTTCCCTGCACTATCCACTAAAACGATTGTTTGCACTCTCTCTACGATGCTATCGGTAGTTTCAATTTGTGAAATAGTCGTGATGGTATCATGCACAATAACGCTATCAGTCCGAGTAATAATCAGCGTATCAGCTGTCTTCTCTACCGATTGATAGGTTCTCCTTGCGCACCCACTAAAGGCCGTGAGGAGCAAAAGAAATAGCAATATGTGCTTAATATAGTTTGCCATAGGTTATGTGGGCTACGCGATTGAGCCATCCTTTAAGAAATTTCTTTTGAGAGGGATTGTTAGCTACGATATTATTGTAAAATTGAATGCGTCTCTCTCGGAGTTGACCGAATAACGACAAAGGACTTGCAGAGTTTACTGCCGCCAATGTGCGCGAGCCTACTATGCCATCAGCCGTAACTCCTACACATCTCTGCAATGCCTTAATAGGGTGAACTGCGCCACTATTCCACGCCCAATCTACAAGCATATTTGCGATGCTTTGGTCTTGTATTTTGTCTGCCTTGCATTTATCCCAAAATAGGGTCTTGAAGATGTGCATCCATTGTTCATTTGTGATGTATTTTAGGTCGTTTGCGTTTTTATTCTGACCATAGACGCTGCGAAAGGTGGATAGAGTTACGCCCTTGCAAGTCCAACCTCCTCTGTCGTTCTTATTGTTTGTAAATCCACCCTCCCAACGCAGGATAAAGGGGACTAGTTCTTTGTAGTTTGCCATATTTTTGTACTTTCGTATTGGAAAAATTTCCCATATTCCTCAATTTTTTCTCTGACGGGTGATGTTATTGCATCATTCGTCAGATTTTTTATCCTCTCCTAGGCTCTCTTCTACCGCTTGCCCTACATCCTCGCTTTTTCGCTTAATGTAGGCAACGATAAACCGCTTAATGGAGATGCGCTTTCGTATACCATGAATGTCGCAGATGTGTCCGTAGATAGAATCAGCTTCAATAAAGAGTGCGAATATTGCTCCGATTGCTCCTCCTGTGACGTCAGAACCTATATTGAAAGGCTCTAGTGTGCCCTTGGCTAGGAGTAGCCCGAAGATGATATAGTTGATGTATTCTAAGAATTTTGCTATTGTTCGTCTTAGAGCGCGAGACAACCGAAAATTTTCTTTTCGTACTTTTACACTTGCAGTTAGGCCGCTCCAAAAGTCGGTGAATACGAGCACAATTATGAATAGTATTGCCCATCGTAAGGAGTAGAATACTTGGAGCGTTTCAACATATAGCGCGTTGATAGCCATTGCTCCACTTGTAACTACGATAGGGTTTCCACCGCTAGTACTAATTGATTTGAGCATGTTTATTTTTTTACTTGTTTTCTAATTTTGCAATTCTCTCTTGTAGAACTATTATCTGTCGCTCTAGTTCTTTGATTTTCTTAACCTGCGTAGCAAGAGTGTTGTAAGTAGCTTTGCTCATCAACCCGTCAATAGTGCCATTCGATAATGGAATCGGGTCACAATAGGCTTGGTTGAAGACAGTATCGAAGGCACATAACGAATACTTGTTATTTTCGCTATCCCAACTTAGACGGTCTCCCGATAGAAAGCTCCAATCTTCTGCATAGGATATTTCTGTTCGTTCACCATTCGTGAAATAAATAGCTCGCTGATACAACTTCGACTTGTTGAAGATTATCTGTCTACAATAATCATTCTCTATGCTCTGCATCATCGTTATGCTCATCTTCTTATCTCCATACGTGCAATGAGCATGAACAATATTAGAATTGCCTGAAATACCAACATCTTTCAGCGCATCAAGAGCTTCATCTTCTGACGAATAATTTCCAAGGTCACGGGCGAAATTCACGATGTTATCAAGATTTGCCTTGTCAATTGCACTCATTACTCCTGCCTTAGCGCTTGTAGCGCGTGAGATTGTTAATGTGCGAGTGCCGCCAGTGGTGAAGATGGGCGTGACGATGTTTACCTGTGTTGCAGTAGAATTTTCCTCACGTAGAGCAAAGCTATCTAAGCGAGAATATACATCACGGCGGAGAAGGCCGTTAGCTCCAACCCATGCGTTAGGTATCTGCACTTGACTATAATCAGTCTCGTTCTTATCGTTTGTCGCTCCATAATGCTTGAAACGTAGGAACGCATTCCCGTCCGTATGTTGGTAAATCCAAAATTTCGAAGTTATGAGCGTCTTAGTGTCTTCGCTCTTGCCTTGCGAGTAGACGTAGTTCTTTTTCGTGCCAGCGACTGCGGTCTGCGCTGATGGGTTAATATTTTCCCATTCATCCCATTTGTTAATTGAGGTTTTCTTGTTAAAGTACCTAACCAACTGCACGTAGGGAAGATAAGTGCCAGCTTCCGCAATACTCATCTTGTCTTCCGATAATGATACGCATCCGAATAAAGTTTGCATCCACATGTTTTTATCTTTATTAGTCTGTGCAGTCATTACAAGCATAGGAATACCATATACAGGAACTATGGCTATCCCTTGCTTATCATCGTTCTTTAATATGGCATTTATCCAAAGATTGAATTTATCTATTGTTTCGCAGTTAGGGGTTGCCCTATACCTAATCATCAATCTATCGAATGGCTCACCTAGCTTACCATTTATCTCGTCAATTCTCACGACCTGCGTAACAAGAGTCTTGTAAGTTTCCTTACTCATTTGGCCATTCTGACTTCTATTTGCCGTTGGCAACTCCGCTGGGGAAACATAGCGATTCTCTCCATTACTACTAATAATTATCTTGTCGCTTGTCTCGCCTTGTTTCTTTTGTAAATTAGCGAGAACGACACTTAGTTTCACTGTTTTTTCACTCATCTCTCATCATCTTTTAATGTTATGTCTATCTGTGGAATTGAGGAAGAATCATTTTCGGTAATTTTCAATGTGCTAATTCTTACTTTTTCGGAAATATTCAAGTCCGCGGATTCGTCAACAAAGAATATATCTCCCTCTTTTATAGTACTATATAGACTTTTCTTTCCAAATTTCTTAGCAGCTTGATGTTGTCTCCAAAACCACAAATTATCAATCTTTGGTTGATAAACATAATTTTGTTTGCTAAACTTTTTGAGGTATGGAAGAGCCAACCTTAAAAGTCTTTCAGAGGCCATCTTTATATACAAATCAGGCATCTTAATATTTAAGAGGACAAATTCATCTCCTGCGCTAATACAGAAAGTCTTATTAGGGAAAACAACATTTATGTCTCCATCTGTCTTTCTTAATATCTTTAATTTGTAACCAGTACTAACTTTTTCGCAACTAGCAATTTCAAATTCTCGCCCTACACACATACCTGTCTTAAAATAGATACTTGGAGGGTTTTCTGATTTATAGTCGTTAATATCGAATCCTATATTGTTTATCCAAATGAATACATAGTTTTTCTCAACCTTGCTAAGGTCTAAGTCCCCGTCGTCAGTAATTTTATCAGACGACCTAACAGTGTTGATTTTTGAATTTAAATCACCATAAACTTCACAACCTGCATCTTTCAAATCTTGAAAGGTAATATTTTCAATAGAAGGAAAAACATCTTCGTCTGTTGTTTCATTGTCTGTTCCGTCTACATACATAGTACCTTCATACGTTCCATACTTACTTCGATTTGCACTATCTATATACACATCGTTCTGATTACACACAAGTTTATAGCCATAATATTCATCGTCCTTGCTAGTGTAAAGAAGCCGAGTACCTTTCTCGTTTGGGAACATTGGCAACATAAGTCTAGTTACGGCCATATTGTTTTGAGTATTAAAAGGCAGTTCGTTAACTACATGCTCCTTGTATATATCCGTTGAAGTTAAATGAGAAAACTTGAATATTCGAGTTGATTTAGCAACTATTTTTATATAGTTCTTCTTACTTGCGAACCCTCCCAAATCTTCTAGTCGTAAAATTTGGCCTATTATGCTATCTCCTCGTGTAACCCAACATCTTTCATATTCTGTTGTGCTTCCTTGAACAGGATAAGAGCAAAAATCGCACTGATTCACACCTTTTAAAACCCAACCACTATCAGGATATACTTCATTGTTATTCTCATCTCTTGTCGGAGTTCCTTCGTTCACGTACATATATAATTGAATACGCGGATTTATATCAACAAGAGAGATTTTAGGATTAACTACAGGACTAGAGGTCTCATTATAGCACTGAACATCTTCAAAGATATTTGTAGCCTTGTCTTCAAAATATGGAGTTAAAACCATTTGCTTGGGGCTATTATTTACCCACAAAATTTTGCAGCACTTGTAAAAATCTATAAGCTCAAATCCCATGGAAATCCACTTGTAATATGATGTTGGCATATTCGTAGTGTTCCCATAAGCACGAAGCCTTGTAATCAATTCCTTACTATCATCAATAGTCCTTTCTAAAGAGATTAATCCCTTTCCTATACCATAGCTAAATTTATTCGCTATGAGTTCGCCCTGACCACCAATAAAAATTTTCCGACCTCGTATAATAAAGTTCGTTTTAAAATCAGTATTAACAAGGCTTAGCGCATCCCAACAAGATTGATTATCTACACTTATACTTTTATCCCTTTTCTCTGTAAAACTCTCGTCAACTTTAACAGACCACTTATTTTTCCCGAACGCTCGGTCTAGATTAGCTTGTATTCTTTCGGCAAGGTCTGACACACTTTCGCAGTAGAAAGAGAATGTTGGAAGAGAAGTCCAATGAACTTTATTGTCATTAAGAACATAATCTAGGAACTTACATCTCTTCAACTCATAGGCATAAGTATAAAATAACACATTGTCATAAGTAAAAGAATCTCCAGAACTATTTCTACTAGAGATTTTCTTTACCGCAGGTATTTGATTTAATATGAATCTTTCACCGCGATATTCTATAAAATCTCCAATATCAAAAGGGATAGGTTTGTGAGACTTGAAATTAACAGAGATAGTACAGTCTCCCATGTGCTCACCGTTATACTCTATGTTCGTAACAGAAGCTTTAACAACTCCACTACTGCCGTATAAAATCAAAGCCTTCATCGCTAACAATTTTTGTTCCGTTCTCGTCTACTACAACATTACCATCTTCGTCTACTACCCAAGTATAGAATAGTTCTCCATTGTTCAACAAAGAATCAACATGGAGGGTCAATTTAAACTCTACAACATCTCCTATTACTGGCATGCTAAAAACGTCAATATCAGAAATTGATTTTAAATGGCATCTATTCCACGAATTATCTTTTGCATAAGGTAGGTTAATAGTCAGTGGGGCGTTTTTAAGGAATGTCGCTATCTCAAAGAAAATGCCAAGCCAACTTCCTTGTTTCCCCTTGTAGCATAGGCTCACTTCGAAATCTCCACCCTTATAAACCATTCCTTCTTCGGGGTAATACGTATCGTCACCATCGACATCCTTAAAGTCGTTGGTGTCTAAATCTTTTGTCTCAAAGGAAGGCATTTTAAAGTCGGTAACACCGCATGAGAAATCATCCTCAAATAGCTTAATATTCCCGTCTTTATCCTTTACCTTTAGTTCGTATTCATTTTTGTAAGCCATCTCTATATGTTATAAATAAAGGTCGAATAAGCATTAGAACTTATCCGACCAATTACCTTAAACCTATCTAATACTATTGCAAATATACGAATAAACGCATAAATATGCAATACATTAAACTCTTACTTCTTCATCTAAAGATTCTGCCGCATTTTCCTCTTTCATATCATCCAAATTGCGTAGCTCGTCAATTGCTTTAGAATCATCTTCTTCTGCACCTCCCTCTGCACTTTTTCCAATACGTTCCGCGCTGTTGAAAACATCTGACACGAAATCTGCATTGTATGCCATCATACAAGATGTGTACATCGAAACTATGACTGCATTAGTTATAGTAATATCACGCTCTGTTGGGTTATCCACTAATATAGTGTTATTCAACATAAGATGCGTCATTGTTCCTGCTGCGATTCCAACAAACCAATTTTTTGATACAGACGCGATGCTAATTACTCCGTCTTCGTCTCTCTCAACGAAAAAGTTACCAACTCTAACCTTCATCTCGGTTTCTTTCTTTTCTTTCATTTTCTTATTACGTTTAAATTATACTCCATCATCAGCTACATCCTCAAATTCAGAATCTGCCTCTATCTTCCATGCTTCAAGGCTCATATCTTCGTCAGACATAGTTTCTGCGGTTGTATTAAATCCATAAACTTTATATTCATAACCAGAGCAAACTCTTCTTTTATTCAGCCCCGTAAATCCAACCTTAGCCATAGCTCTACCAAAAGACAAAACTTGAACCTCTGGTAAATCATTTACTCTAATATACCTACATAGATTATCGTACATGACAGACGATTTAACCCATCTCCATTGTTCTCCTTCAACCCTAGGGCTACAACTTATCTTATGGAACATAATCCATGACAATACGGGGTTACTCATACCCATAGAGACTAATTTTTGTCTTTCTCCGTTAGCACTCCTAGGGAATCTATATCCATGCTGCTTCAAATATTTACCTCCACGAATAATCCAATTCAGTATGCCAGGATATTCTTCTCGCAACTCTTCGCCCAAGCTCTTATTCTGCATACTTTCAGGGATAGTCTCATTGAATATCAAATACAAGAATCTACGGAAGAACCCATAACTTCTATCACTCGTAACTGGCAAATTATTAAAATTAAATATCTGCCAAGGAACATTTGTTATGGTAAATACATTCCCTCGAAGGAATCTAGCATGTTGCTCTTCTCCGCTAATAAAACTCTTAAATGCGGCTTCATGACCCAATAAAGCTTTCTCACTAACCTCTCCACTATAGTTAATATATTTACCAACCAACTGACACCTAGCACGCATACCATCGTCACCATCGCGTAAAATGCTCTCTATGCTCATAGTACTTATATTCTCAGAACCATAAACACCACGGACAACATCATTGATAACACTCTTACCATTTGAACCATTGCCATACAGAGCTAAGCAATTCTCTATCTTAGCCCCCATCTCGCATCTATTCATTGTCGTTAAGCCTAAAAACATCTGCAACAACAATCTACTATTGCGCTCAGGCAGTACTTGTCTTAAAAAACTCTTCCACAACTTACAGTCCGCATTCTTGTCAAACCGATAATCATGGCGAAATATAACATCCCATTTCTTGTTGAAATCATAAAGCTCTCCTGTAATAATATCAACAACACCATTCTCAAAAGCACGAACATTAAACCTCGGACGTAATTCATGCTCCATCTTTACCGATAAACGTGCCTGACGAAGCAACATATCCAACTTAGAACGCACTCCTGCATCAACACTCATCATTTCAAGTAATTTAACTAAACTCCACGTCAACAAATCGGGGTCTGCCTCCTCGTAAATCTTACCATTGAAGCAATACAATTTATTGCTAAACCAAGCAAAGACACTTCCAGAATAAACATTGTACACTTCCAAACCCAAACTTGAAGCACGAGCAGCATAACTACCACTACTAGAACAAGCATTACCCCAACGCTGCTTATCACAACGTTCAAGCAAATCACATAATATTAACTCCCTATCTAACATAGTGTCCTATTTTTCTTGTTTTATTGTTCCTTTTTTCTCATAAGAACAAAGTGAACTTAGTGAACGTACATAAGACCCAAAATCCTATATAACTCAAAAATCCCCTTTGTTTTCTCCGCAAAGATACGAATATTATTCCATTTATACACATTATATGCAATTCTTAATTATAGCTACATTTTCCATAGTTTTAACATACACCAAAATATACATTAGGAACACTGAATATATACATAAAACTTTTTTAACAAATACGAGTTGTGTAGAAATCATAAGAAAAACGCAAAATAAGCATGTACATAAAACCGATGGGAAAAATTAAAAAAAATAGACGAGAGGTGACATCTCAACATTCATATACCCATCGGGGGGGGTGTACCCCTTGTAACACTCGCAAACATTTGATTTTCAGCAAGTTAGTGCTATATTTTACATATAATATAGCAAGAATCAAAATACAACGTTTTAAGAGTTCTTGAGAGAGGACAAGAACGGAGTAAAAGGAGACGAAAAAAGCAACTAGGTAGATACTTGCTTACCTCTCCATTCCTTCTCTCCTTCCCTTCCATTTCCTTCCCTTGTCTCGCTTCCTTTGTCTCCCTTCTTCCTATCATACCCAATTACCACCGCTTTCATATATGTAATACTAAGTTAAATATACCTTACATATAATAAACATTTATTTTAGTGCAATTTTCTTTGGTTTTAATTTGGAGAATAAAAATGCATTTCGTACCTTTGTAGTGTAATCAAAAAGGAGAGTGCTCCACGCCAAAAAAAAGTGCTACATGGCTGCAACCATGTAGCACAAAGAAAGCCTACAAATATAGACTTGTACGAGGGTACAAGTGCAAAGGTAGGTATTTTTTGGTTATTCTTTGAATTATCAACAACAAAAAATACTTTCAATCATGAGTAATTTAAACAAAAAAGAGAGTTTAGCAAAAGTTTCTAGTCTGAAACAAGGTGCAAAGAAAGAGCTAAAAACGTTCTACGAACGCCCTACTGAAGTCTTTCGTGCACTTCGAGAAATCGCAAAGGATAGAGATTCCTCTTTGTATTCTGTTTTGAAAGAACTTGGTATTAAACCGAATAAACTAGGGTTCGAAAGTTTTGGCATCTATGCTGCTTACTACTTCGATAAAGTAGTAATATATAAACCTTATACCATCACAACTGAGGACGGCAAAAAGGTTTCAGCAATGAAGCCAACGAAGAACACACCGAACGAATATATAAACGTTCTTTGTGCTATCCTTCAGAACAAACGAAACGAAGAAAGAGAAGCAAAGAAAGCACTAACGAAAGAAACGAAAGCAAAGCAAAAAAAGGATTCGGAACGTGCTAAAATCGTTGCTAAACTCATTGAAAATGGAAAGAGCAAAGAAGAAGCAGAGTTTACAGCGGCTTTACTAGTTGCTTAGTTCCATCTATCCCATAAAGGTAAAAGCCTTGCACGTGGTGCGAGTTCCACGAATGGGAACACTAAGCTAACTTAAAAAGGTTAGCAACCTTTAGAAAAGAAACAAGGAACAAACGGAAACGAGTTGTTTCTACCAACGTGGCAAAACGCATTGTTTTGTTACACACACGGGTTTTTTGTGGATTTTCTTCTAGGTTAAAATTGTTCTTTGGCTTATTGGACAAACATATTGTTTTGGTTAAATACATCGGATTACTCCGATAAATCGTATAAAGTCTAACACCATCGGTATACGTACACGCTTTGCGTGGTTTAGGTGGTTACTATTTTTTAATAGGGGCGAACGCTGAACGCGTGTAAATTAGTAACGTCTTACAAATGTAAGAAAAGTTTACACGCTTATAAGGTTCGCTTTTGCTTGGGAGTGGTACGGAAAACTCCACCGAACGGCCGCGACGGGTACGGCGTACACGTGTAAACGTGTTTAAATACTTGCACGCTATTAAATTAGCGTGCAAGCACAATTTATTAACCGCAAAACATTAAACAAAATGGAATCTTACGAAAACGAAGTACAAGAACTAAAAGAGAAAATCGCTAGACTAGAGTTTGAAAATGAACTCTGTAAGGATGATTTTTTGCACAACGTACTAACTGATAGAAATACGTACGTAGAATTGTACAAAACACTAATGAATTGGTACGATACAAGTATCCTTGTATCTTACTTTGTAGTCTACAAAGATGGCAAAATAGACATATTCATCGACCCAGTAAAGGCAGGCATAGAATGTGGACGCAACGAATTTAGTTTTGTTGTAAAATGCGCTGCAACGACTACAGGAAAAAAGTATTACGAAACATCTTGGTAAGCACATAAGGGTGCAAAGGAGGTTCGATTCCTCCTTACCTTCAGTTATTAACAACTAAAACATTTTAGCAATATGGAAGATATTAAAATTCAAGTAGATTTAGAGACTTATGTAACAATTCTTGAAGCTAGAAAAGAACAAATTGAAAACAACTTCGGTTGGACGATTCCACCTATTGTTTGGAATTTCTTCTTAGATATGCTTCGAGATGGATGCGTTCCCTCCGATACAAATCCAAGCGTAGTTGTAGATAATATCGCGGTAAATGGTGCTTACGGCTATATAGAAGACTATGTACACGGAGGGCGCACGGAAGATTTTGTACGTAAAGATGCAGAAGAAAACGCTTTAGCGTACTTTCCTGACGAAAATTACGTGATTTGGTCACTTTAGGCAAACCGATGGGCGGTTAAGGAGGTTCGATTCCTCCTTGCCTTCAATAAACTAAATTTAAACAATATGAAGAAAAATCTTTTTTGGGTATTTGATTTACTTGTATTGACGTATGCTATAATAACATACGATAGAATTTTAATACTTATAGCTTTAATTCAGTTCATTCTCGGATTCCACGAATTGTACAAGTATTTGTACAAGTAAAAAAATGTAGTGCTCTTTGTCGGGCGCTACATTACATTTTTAACCAATAACTTTTACAATATGATTTTTACCACAAAAGAAAATTTGCAAGATTATTTACAAGATATTGCAGAAACTAAATCAGGCTATATCAACGCTTGTATGTGCGCTTATAGGGCTGCCGAATGGGCATGGAACAATGAAGAAGAAAAATACTACGTTCTAGGAATAACCCCACACACGGCAAAAACAGAATTTGAAGCGGGAATAATATGGTCTGATAACGTTAATTCGTGGTTGTGCTTCCATGCACGAAGAACAAAAAAAGGAGTTTCCGTTAAATTTATTTGCGGATGGACTTAGGTAACATGGTGCTCGGTGGGGTTCGATTCCCCACTTACTACACATTTTAAAAATAAAACAATATGAACAAGAAAGATTTAAAGAAGAATTTTCCGTTCGTTTCGGACTATTATCTCAATGCAGCTATTTCAAAGGATTGTATCAAGGTATGGAAAAAAGAATGCTCAAAGTATTTTGACTGATGTAAATTTTTCTACTAAAATAGGAATTATAGACATCATTGAAGCTAATCTAGAGTTTTTCTGCGGTGAAGGAACATTTAATTTCTCGAAGCCATTTACTTCCGTTATTTTCGATTTTGATATACCGAAAATAGTAAATATAGAGCGTGCTTCATTTAACGATGAGCGCAATGTTTGGTGGCTCTTCGACAAAGACAATGAATCATACGCATTTATCGAAATGCCGAATGATTGTCTTTTGAGAATGCTCGAAGTGATAAGAAAGCAAATGATTCAACTAGAGAAATAACCTATACCATAGCTCTTTTGTCGGGGCTATGGTTACAAAAACTTTTATACGTACCTTTGCGGTACAATAACAAAACAAATATGAAGATAGTAGATTACAACGAAGCATTATCTCTTATAGAATACTACAAGTCAGATGATGATACCTATGGCTACCTATATGCTATCAAAATAAAAGGCTCTGATTGTGAGTTTGGCGAATGGTTGCTTTTTGCTGAATTTGGAGCATGTTATCGTTTATACGAAATATATAAAGACGATGGCTCTAAGGGAGTTTACTTACAATACATAAAGAACGTAAAGTCAGCCCCCAAAAAATGGTCAGAAGTATACAGAGAACGTGATAAAATCAAGTTAGCAGAAGAATGCCGCTCATTACCTGAAATGAAGTCATTGGTAAAACGTACACATTCAAAAGTGGGAAAGGCTCGTATTAAAGAGTTAATGAGCATCCGCTTTGGATGGAAAGAAGAATAAAATCAAACATCGTTACTTGTGTAGTTAAAAGTATTTACTAATTTTGTCGTGTTGTTTGCTCAATGCGGCAAACCTATTATTAACCCTTAAAAAACAAACAATATGGATTTAAAAAACATGTCTTGGCAAGACTACGACATCTACGTAAAGGGTATTAACCCAGCGTACAAAAAGTTCCGCAAAAAAGAAGGCTTTTACGAATTTCTATATCGCACATGTTTTGGACTAGCGTGCATTTTGCTTGTTTCGTTTTCCATAACATCGATTTTTGTTCATGAAGAATACTATAAAGCTCCTCTTATTTTATGGGTGCCGTTTATCACTCTCTCTGTTATTTTCGGTGTAAAGTACTACCGATACAAGAATAAAGCGAAGAGAGAACTCTACAAGCTATCTTGGGAACAAATTGAGGAAATTTTAGGTTGTGAACATAACGGAATTAAATCTTTAGTAAAATGACTATATTTATCTGTGGACTTATACTTTGCATTATTCTTTGTGGTTGGAAGTTTATTCTTATAATGACCTTGGCAATCCCTTTCGTACTCGCTTTTGCAAGTTACATTTCTAGCCTTGTCAACGATGAAAAGAACTGGGAGGAAATGATTATCCACTGTGGAGAGTTTGCTATCCGGAACTATTTCCGTGAACACGACTACGATAAAATGGTTAATGAAAAGTTTTTCTATTGCAATCCTAGTGACCATTTCCCTCTTGAATTTATTGACGTAGATTTCTCTTATAATACAAAGGACATACGTGGTTTCACTGTCAGACACCACACTAGCGGTTATCTCTTCTTCCTGCGTAACACAGAGAAATATGGTCTTGGCTGGTATGCTCCTTACGATGATGAACCTACATTCGCATACGATAAGAAGTGGAACTGCTATAAATACAAAGATTTTGAAGTAGTTGACGCATTTAAGATATATTCTTCAGAAGGCAAAAAAGAGTACGGAGAATACTAACAATCGCTCGCAACTTTTGTCGGTTGCGAGTGAACAATAACCAAATAACAAATATCAGCCCTACGCTCATCACGGCAAGAGCATTACAATGAGAGATTTATATTCTTTTGCAGCCGTCGACTACAACGGAAAAGGCTGCAACATAGGAACAACAATGTTCAGCGGTATCGCTGAATCTGAAAAAGAATTTCGTGAAATGTGCGAAGCTAATGGGTTCGACCTTACAGACCTTGAAATTGAAAGAGGCCGTAAAAATCCAAAAAACGAAATGGGGAGGTTCTTCCCTAAAGGCGTCCAAACAGATTTAGGCATTGAATAATATCCAAATTACAAAGCCCTCGACATCACGGTTAAGTCGATATATATGAAAATCATTACAAATACCTTAGGCGTTAAGAATTTTTGGAATGTTGACGTCGAAGATGCAAATGTGGTTGTTGTTATGAATGCCTATCAACCTGTAATAGCATTCTTAAAGGTTGACGAACATGAAGATATAGAGGCCGCTGTTAAGAGCTATCTTAGGTCTGCGACAATCGGCTGTAACTATTCTTATGAAATCGTAAAGGTTATAGGTAACACCTATTTCTGTAACTAACTACCATTCTAGAATATTTTTTCTTAAAAAGATGTACAAGGTAACAGATTTAGTTACTCTTTATCCTCATGTAGTGTTGGCATTGGTAAACATCACCACAGGCGAAAAACTCTATTGGTGTTTTAGTGTTATTCACGAAGAAGAATTGTGTAAAGAATATCACGTTAAGACCTTGGAAGGTGTCCTCCTTGACAAGCTTCCTCAAAATGGAGGATGGTTCGATTGGAATGACATAAACAGAATATAAAATATGGCGAAGCTTAATAGGAATCAATACAAACAATAAAACAAAAAATCATGCTTACAACAGACCTTAAAGCGAAAGGGACTATTTACTAGGTAGTAGAACCTTCTTATTTTCAGAATGCCGAGTATCTATCGGCAGAAGATGAACAAGGTTCCATTTACGATTTCTTAAAAGAAATCGGCAGAGAAGACTACACTGAATGGCTCTCAGCACACGAGAATGACTACTATTTCGCTGTAGTTAAAGTAGGGAATTATTACTATGCAGTTGCATATGAGGATTCTACTAGAGCTGCATGGGCAGTTGAAATAGAACCTATATAATATTTCATTACACATATTATCAACAAATAAGCACTTCCTATCAAGGAGGTGCTTTTAATTTTCCAAAAGAAATGACAACTTTAACCATCGCATTTAAACAAAAGTACCCAACGTATGCATCTTTAGCCAAAGAGAGATTCCAAGAGGCTACTAACTCTGAATTTTGTTGGGAAAATCTGACCAAGGCAAATTTAGCAAATTACGTTTCGTATCTAAGAGAGAGAGTAGCGCCAAGCACTGTTAAGAATTATGCAAGTATGCTCAAATCTGTAATGTCTCTCTACGATGATGAATACGACTTTCCTAAAGGATGGAAGAAAATCCTTACAACGAAGTCTGACACTTCTCAACAAATATACTTAACAGAAGAAGAGATTAAAAGAATCATAGAACATATACCTGAAACCACAGTAGAAGAAATAGTGAAGACTAGATTCCTACTTGGATGTATTACTGGCGCTAGATATTCTGACTATATTAGGTTTTCTAGAAATAATATTTGCGGAGGTTTTCTAAGGTATGTTTCGCAAAAGACACACACAGAGACAACTGTCCCAATTGCTCCGATACTTGCAGATTTGATAGATAAAGCAAGGTCTTTTGTGAACATAGAAATAGCAGAATCTACCTTCAATAGAGTAATCAGAAGAATATGTGAGTTTGAAGATATAAATGATGATTTGGAGCTGTACAAAAGAGGGAAATTTATAACATGCGAAAAATGGGAGGCAGTATCTTCTCATACCGCGAGACGTTCTTTTGCTACAAATCTCTATCTAAGAGGAGCTGATATTATCACAATATCAAGGCTAATGGGACATTCTTCTATTGAAATGACTTCTAGATATATCTGTTGCGGCTTTAGGGAACTTTCACCAGAGGTGCAGAATTATTTTAATCAATTCCAATAAAATTGGTTTGTATAATTCCAATTTGTATCTTTGCAAAACATACGGAAAATCACTTTCCATATTGTTTAAATTTTTAGTGTTAAACGGAACGCTATATGCGTTCCGTTTTTTTATTCCTTATTCTTAGATTTTAAATACAAGGAGCATTTCATACACGTAAGAGGAAGGTACGCATGAACAGTCTTTTCTTCTTTTTTTGCATCATCTCTTTTCATTCCATCCAAATCCGCATATTTCATCAATATATCGGCTCTCTTAGGGTCGTTCCTTGGAAGAGAGAATGCAGTTTGAAGCAATTCGTCCATCACCTCATCCTTGCTCATCTTAACCTTATCTACGACTTCCTTATGTTTTTCTTCCTTATGGATATTTCGCATAGAATATCTTGCAAACTCCTTTCTGCTTACTATTTCTTGAATCTTATTCTTATGCCAGTTATCATTGTAGGCAGGGTTCATTCCGAAGCACATAACATAAGCGTCTTGCTCTTTCCATCCAGCTAATATTAGGTCTGCCATAGCTCTTTCATTTATATCAAGACCCATCTTGGATGTCGCAGTTTTAAATCCTTTTGTGTAGTCCATTATTGCTTAATTCTTATAGCTTTGCCGCCTCCATTAAATACGACAACGCTGCTTAATGTATTCTTAATTTCTTGGGCAGTTTCTGCATTTGAACGAGTGTTGTTCTCAATCAATTTCGTTTGTTCAAGAATTTGGCCAAGTTGTTTTAATTGACTTTCTGCTATAACACTCATTTTGGGGATGCTTATTTCAACAAGAGTTTGCATATATCCTCTATTTATACTAACATCTGCGCGTATCGCATTTACGTAAGATGCTAACAAATCTCCTGTCTCCTCTGTAAGTCCCTTAGCAGAGATAGTCATAGATGAAGAACCTTCGGAATAAGATGTCAATGAACCTCCTAACTGATTATCAAGAGCCGACAAAAAAGCTTGCAATGCTGGAATATCTTTTTCCATTCCATTCAATGCTTTGTTTATTATAGGTAGGGCTTTATTTATAGCTTCTTGGGGATTATTGATATTTGAAAGAATACCATTACCCTCTCCGTCTTTGCCGAACAAAGTCGTTTCGAGAGCAACAAGCTTTGGCTTTATCCAATCTTGAACAACCATGTTTTTTACGATGTCTTTTATAATATCGTTAACAGTCTTGTGAAAAGCCTCGGCTGCATTTTCTCCATTTTCAAACGCAGTTACCAATGATTCACCTAACTTGTTCGCCCATCCTGAAATATCAATTCCATACAACTCTTTTGCAAGGTTTTTTGCATACTGTCTAATTTGCTCATTAAGTGCCGTAAGTTGCTCTCTAAGGTCGGTCGACTTATCATCATCCTTATCTTTCTTGCTATTTTCAAGCATCATCTGCTTTTCTACTTCCTTTCTTTGTTCAAGAAGAGCAAGATATTCAGCACCATAAGCAGAAACGTTCCCTCCAGATGTAAATCCGTGACCTTTTAATGCTTGCTGTTCCTCTTCTTCTCTATATTGAGCGGCTTCGATGAGCCTTTTCTTATTCTTCATCTTCCGTTTGTACTTTTTAGGAAGAGCGTCCAAGTCTGAATCAGAATAATATTGTTCAAGTTCTTTGTTGGCATCTTTGCGCTTTTTTACCGCGTGAACTATACCGCCTATAATGGCCGCAGAAGCAAAGGCAGATAATCCTAAACCACCGAGCAATGGCGCTCCAAAAATCATATTTGATGCAACGCCACCAGCATAAGACATTCCACCTATCTTCAAAGCTTTCTTATACTTTTTATTGTTGAATACAGACGATTCCTTCATGGCTTTAGTGTCTTTTATTGCAGAACTTTTACCATTTAGAACATCGTATACGTACCCATAGTAATTATTTTTACTATCATAACCTGCATTTTTCAGTTGAGAAGACAACTGGGAATACCTACTTAGAGATTTATCCTTAGCATCTTTTGTTCCGAGAGAATCGTCTATCGCAGTTTTTATCTCATCAGCCGCGGCCTTAATTTCCTTCCCTCTCTTCTGACTTTCCTTAATCATAATCTCCAATTTCTTATCATGAAGTTGATTAAACATCTTGATTACATTAAGAGGTGTTGAAATCATGCTAAGCGCAGCTCCGATGAAGTCTCCACTCATTATTTTTTGGAATCCATCTTGTATACCACTACCAACTTCTGATACTGCATCAACTACTGTTGAAAATGTTTGAAAGCCAGCATTGTTTTCTGAATCGTTTCCGAATGAAGTCATAAGCCCACCTACACTATCACGGAATTTTCCGAGAGATTCTGTAACTGAACCTATATTACCCATGATAGCATCCGTCTTACCAAGTTTCGCTTGTTTCTCTTTTTCCTTGTCTCCAGATTCCTGGGCTTTTTTCAGTTCTTCGCCCCATTCTGCCGCCTTCTTGTGGTACTCTGCCCGTTTCACTTCATCTCCATTCTTAGCAGCTTCATTCTCTTGTTTCTTGTAATAGTCTACACTATTAGCAGCATGAGCTATTCTTTGGTCTGCCATCTGAACACGAAAATCTTGCCGTCCCTTTATTCCTTTGAACCATAAAGACGAATCTTGCTTTCTCGTATACAATTTCTGCATCTGCGCATCAATCTGTTGTATCTCTTCATAATAATCTTTTGCAGAAATCGTTCCTTGTTGCAACCTATCATTAAGATTTTCTTTAAGGGATTGTCCTATTGTATTTGCTTTCTCTATGGTAAGGTTGTAGATAGCATTAAAAAAGTCCATGTATTTAATGGTACTTTTGAATTGCTCATTTTTTATCTCATCAATATTCTTATTATGCTCTAAATCAACACCTACCTTCAACTTGTTACCTTCTTGTTCTGTAAGTGTGTTGTTGTAGAGATTCTTTTTAGCTGAATCCAAGTTCTTTTCTGCCTTAGAGTAGTCTTTATCAGCCTTATCTACTCTTTTATACTGTTCTGTCTTTTCGTATTTTTCCTTAGCTTCGTTAATTTCCTTAATCTTTTTGTCTCTATTTGTTTTATCTGTTTCTGGTATAGAATGTAATTCACTTAGGAGTTTAAGATACGCTTTATACTCTGGGGTATCATGAAGCCTTTCTTCTTCTAGTTCTTTGATAGTACCAGCATTATCGTAAGCCTCTTGCGCATTTCTTACCCTTTTTTCTGCTTCGGGTCTTGCGTCAACTCTCTTTTGTATGAAATTTACCTTTTCTTTATAATTCTTATTTTCATTAGCAATTTTGTCGCTATAACTTAAAGAACTTTTTAGTAGGTCAGAATACATCTTATCATTCGCTTCTGTAAGAGCTTTGGCAGCTTTTTGGTATTCATCAACCCACTTCCATAATCCGTTTGTTATCTGATGGTTATTACCAAACATCTCATTCAATTTTTCTTCATCAGCATTTAGAATATCTTCAATATCTAAGTTGTTGACCAATTTTCCATTTTCTCCTTGTGACGATAAGAACAATTCAATTTGAGATTTTATCTGCTCTGATAAATCATCAAAACTTTGCTGAAATCCGAAAGCCTTATTTGCTGCTACATTTGAAGAAACACCAGAATCTTTTATAGATTTATACCTACTCCAAGCATCGGTAATTCTACTAATCGCACGCTCTATGTCTTTTGTCCTTTTGTTTAAATCATCCTTATCAATACCTAGTTGATTCTCAAAAATATCAGAAGGAACTTCATCGTTCTTTAAATTTTTAAGAGTTTCTGTTTTTGGATTGATTTTCTGCTTAAACTCACCCAATTGCTTACCATAGGCTACATCAAATTCTCTCTTTGTTGTAATGTCATTCGGGACAAAAGAGGCTTTTACTAGGCCACTTTTACGCACTCGCTCTAGTGCTTCGACATCACCATACAAATCTCTTAACTTGTAAAATAGGTCGCGAACACGTTTTATTTGCTTTAGTTCATTCTGCAAACTCTTTTCATACTTTCGGAGTTTCTTTTCTCTTTCTCTTTGGGCTTTTTCTTTTGCCCGTTGCCTTGCTGAAGATGCACTATCGGATTTTTTCTTCTCTTTTTTATCGTAGTCACTTTCACCGAACAGTCTAATTCTTACATTGTGAACATTATCATAATTTGTTCTGTCTGCGGTTTTTTTCCCAGTTGCCTTGTCAAATCTTTTACTAGATTCTAATTTTTCTTTTTCGTCTTTTTCTGTTTGCAGTAATCTGTTTTCGTAATCCGAAGCGTTTTCTCCTTCTTTAATTCGTAGCCCTCTAATAAAAGGAGTATTTACCAAATTTTTCCCATATAATTTGTCAAATACTTGGCTGATAGGGCCGAGGTCTTTAACATCGTCTACTGCGAAATGAGCGGCAATTATAAAACTGAATTTATTGTCGTTTAAAATCTGTTGAATTTCAGACTTCCATTCAGGGAACTTCGTAATCAAAGATAGTTTTGCTGCATTCAAGGCATCTGTCATACCATTCTTCATACCAGACTTTAGGCCATTCATAATGTCAGACCTATCCTTTCCCTTAAACTCATCAGCATAATTATCTAGTTCTGCCAAGAATGCTCTATAAACACCAGCGGATTCTTTCCATGTTGAATCTTTTGCAGGAGTGAAATACTGCGTTAAAATATCCATGAAAGTATTCTTGTGTTGTTCTGACCAATTATTTAGCTTGGCCATTTCATCAACTGTCTTTTGAACTTCAATAAATCCAGCATCTGTCATATTTTTGAAGTCTACACCCTTTGATGGATTCTGCGAATACATCTCTTTAAGTTTTTCAGCTGTTTCTCCAACACGTTCTTTTAATCCATCCATCCAATAATTATAACTTTTTAAATAATATTGGGCATGTGTGTCTCCAAATGCTAATCCAAATTGAGCGTTGTTT